TCCCCCTTATCCCCCGCGCTCCCCCCGCATGCTTGCCCGCTTGCCCCGCTTGCTTGCTCACGCTCACGCTTGCCGTCTCACTATGTGAGATGACCAGTCATTCCCCGTAAGCGTGAAAGATGTGACCAGTCACACATTGTGTCTTAAGCGTGAGAGTTGTTGACAGCCTCCCGCCCCGCATGAGATAAATCTCCCATGAGTTCAAATCGGACTTATGACATGACAGGAGAAACCAGAAATGACACAAGCAACAGCAACCAAGGCAACAGGCAAGGCAACCAAGGCGGAGGCACTCTCAACCATCACCAAGGCACTAGAACAGGCTCACGAGTTGATTAAGACAGAAACAGGCGCACCTCGTGCGACGATTCTCGTGACTCGTGACCTCAAGGGCAGAAAGGGACATTTCACACCCTTCACACCATGGCGCACCGAGGAGGAGGCGTTCTCGGAGATTGCTTTCAACCTTGAGCATTTCTCAACCCCCGCCGAGTTGCTTTCTACCCTCCTCCATGAGGTGGCGCACTCAATCAATCACATGAACGGCGTGGAGGATTGCTCCTCTAACCAGTACCACAACAAGCACTTCAAAACTCAAGCCGAGGCGTTAGGTCTTAAGACACTAGAAATCAAGGGCAAGGGACACGCTGCAACCGAGTTAACCGAGTTAGGCGCTAAGCGATGGAAGAAAGCCCTCACCATCCTATCGAACGCGTTCGACCTTACCGCCCTAGGAGGCGAAAGCGCCAAGCCTAAGGGACGAAACACCAACCTAATCAAGGCGGTTTGCCCTTGTGAGCAAGTAATCCGCGCCTCTCGTGGCGTGCTGGATGCTGGTGTCAGTTGTGACATGTGCGGGATGAGGTTCATCGGCTAGGACTTAAGACAGAAAGCCCCCGCCCGATAAGTCGGCACAGGTTCACGACCTACGGGGGCACGATGTGACCAACATCACAGCGGAAATCCCACAATCGGGAGCCGAATCGTGAGAAGGTTGCACCAAGCAAGACCGCAAGAGGTAAAGCGCCCCTTGTGTATTAAGACAGGAGAACAGAAAGATGGAAGCAACAGCACCAACAGCCCGCGAACAATTCGTGAGCGATTACACCCTTGTTGTGGATAACAACAGCGAGGCTTATTTTGAGACGATTGACCTAGTACGAAGCAAGAAAGAAAGCGTTCCCGCAATTAGCGAGGCAATGCGTGAAGTTTTTGAGGAGCAAGTATCGCGGGCGCTCCTTGTCTTAAGACAGAGCGAAGAAGTCGAGGCAATCACCGCCGACCTTATGCATGAGTTGTTGCTCGGCTGGGGTTCAGATGTTTTTGATGACATCGCCCGCCACTACATCCAGAAAGATGGGGAGTGACTTAAGACATGAAAATCACATACGAAATCTACAGCAAGCGCGGAAGTTTCTCAGGCTTGAACACCACCGACAGCATGGAAAAGATGGCACAAATCAAAGCCATGCTTGAGGCTAACAAGCAAGCCTGCACCATCGTAAAGATTACCGAGGAGGTATGACTTAAGACAGAAAGAAAACATGTGATGAAAATCACAGCCTCAAATCTTGAAGAAAGCGCGGTGTTCATGCCACCATTGAGGCACTGGTAACAATCCCGTTACCTACAAGAACAGGAGATGCACCAAATGAAGCGAGCCGAACTCATAATCGGAAAGAGTTATTACATGCACGAGTCTGCCAACTGGCGGGACAAAGTTTATGCAGATAATTCTTATGCAAAGACCGCCGACATACACAAACGGCGCAAGGTTGTAATCATAGAAACACAACTTAAGACAGAACAAGAAAAGAAATACCGCAATCGTGATGTCTTAATACAGAACAGCAACGGCGACCAAAAATGGGTAGCCCTCAATCACATCCGCATTGAGTGGATTGAAGCGGTCAGTCTGATAACAAAAGACTGGCGCAACGCACGAGGCTATGACGACCGAGCCAGAAAATACGCCCGCCACCTAGAACGCAAGTTTCTCCGCGAGCAATACACCCCTGCACTCAAGAACATGCTTGAAGAAATCCAACGAGTGACAGGCGAGAAAGTATTTTCATGGGACAAGTTTGAGAGTTTAGACATCAAGACAATCCAGATTCTAACTCAAGCAATCTCAGGTATTAAGACAGAACTAACAGCGGTGGCATCATGACTTACGACATAAACAATAACTGCATCGTGTGTGATGCGTATGTCTATGACCAACACAAACCAAGTTGTATGTCTTATGTCAGAGAAAGTTACTCAGAGTTTCTTAAGAGGATTCAAGTAACTATCTGCGGAGACTGCCTAATCCCACTCAACCAATGCCAACATGCCAAGGAGTACAAGCGATGAAACTTACACGCCGAGGCAAACAAGTCAGAGCAATCTTTATTTATGTCTTAATACTTAGCGCGTTTTATGCATGGACAGTTGCACTAGGAGTCTGGGAGATTCCTGAATCATGCTTAGTCGAGCAAGTTGGGTGTCCTGCTGGACATCCTCTGCCTTAAGACATAGTGTGACCAACATCACATGCAAAATGTTTGACACCGCATAGGTGACGAGAGTTAAATACAACTACCAACTACAGACAGGAGAAACACAATGGCAACATGGACACACCCTAACGGGGACACAATCACAACAGAAGGCACCACCTACACAGTCACACAGAATGGCGTGAGCCGAACAGTGAATGTTGATAAGTGGACAGCCAACGCAGAACAATGGATGAAGAACGACATCAAAGACGGATACTACGAAGGCTTCGTACTTAAGACAGGAGATAACTAACATGGCACTACCAGAACACACACTAGAAGCATTAACCAACGGCGCTAACAACATGTCATTCAACGAGAACGGAGAGATGACCAGCGCAAGCGGGTCAGGCGTGGACTTGTATGTCCTCTTGTCTCTTGTCTCATGGATTAAGTTAGAACTTAAGACAGGAATGAAGATGACCCGTCATGGAAGCACGCTTAAGAAGGCTAACGAAATGCTGGGTACAAACTACAAGCGCAAGCAACAGGCACTTGACCACCTTGAGGCACTGCTCTCAGTACTTAAGACAGAGGAGAAATCTAATGGCTAATGTATGGAAGTCATCAGTTACAAAAGGCATGACCAAGCACCTTACCGAGCAAGAACTATCAGACTTGATAGCAAAACTTGACGATGTTGTCATGATGGTCTGCGAATCCTACGAGATTGGGGCTTAAGACATGAGAGAGTACACAACTTATTGGTATGTATGCACATCATGCGATACCTCAATAGAAGTAACGACAAGACGAACAGTTAATCGTGCGCCTCAATGCACATGCAAACACAGTCATGTAGTCCTGTGCCAAACAACTCCTCCGACTAAAGAAAGTGTGGCTTAAGACATGAAAGATAAATGGTTACTTACGATTGAGGTAGATACTTATGACGGCGACCCACGCATGTGGGACTGGAACCACCCTGAGTTTAAGTTCGATGACTCAACAGTTAAAGTTCTTACATCAGAGTTCAAGGGACGGGTGCTACCTGATGAGCAATAAAGAAATGATTCGTCTGATTCACAATAAAGAAGTTAAGGCATTGTGCAACACAATAAAGAGAGCAAGGTCACAGCGAAATGCCACGACTAATAACGAGGACTTCGACTACTGGCATGGCATAATGGAACATCACCTAGAAATACTGGGTGTATTACTTAAGACAGGAGAAAAGAAATGAACCACACAATCACAACTGGGGCTATGACTAAAGGTGTTACAGCCTACGACAAGGACTTCGACCTCACCATTGATGGCGTAGAGATGCGAGTTATCCTGCATTGGGACGACAACGATGGCTTTGAATTAACATGGCTGGACAAGGAAGGTAGATTCATTACATCACCTGACTGGCTTGATAAGGTAGAAGATTTCTGTCTTAAGTTAGATGGCACAGAACCACACAGCAAGGTCTTGTTATGATACTTATGGAGTGCAGAAGTTGTGGTACTACAGTAGAGAATCCAAAGACTATGAACTACATGACTGAACGATGCACGCCTTGTGAATTAAGACATAGGGAACTAGCCAACCGCGCTATTGATACATACCTTGACAGCATACGAGAGCAGGAGTTGCAACAATGAGAGACATCCATCCACACGCACGCATCTGGATTGTAACTGCCGTAGGTCTAGCCGTAGCGCTGGTAGTTACACAGCCTACAGTCTTGACACATCAGCCAGAAGGTAGAGTCATTGCCCACTACGAGAACGACTACCAACGCTATGCTATTGACCAACTAACTAAGCAGGACAAACTTGAACAGTGGTCTTGCTTGTATGAATTATGGAAACGCGAGTCAAACTGGCGACCAAAAGCCAAGAACAAACAGTCTAGTGCCATGGGTATTCCACAGTTACTGGACAGTACATGGGAGAACATCGGTCTTAAGCCAACCTGGAATGGCAGGAAGCAGATTGATGCTGGGCTTGTCTATCTGGAACACAGATACGGAAAGACTGGCAACAACATCTGCCGAGCATACGCTCACCACCTTGCCAAGGGTTGGTATTAAGACATGAAGATTGTATTGAATAAATGTTATGGCGGTTTCAAAGTAACAAAGCACCAAGCGGAATTACTTGGCTATGAGTGGAAACAATTTCCTAATGCAATGCGGTCAGCGTTTGCATCAAGACTTAAAATAGATGATGGGTATGCCGAAGGAGCAAACGAGGATAAGGATAGAGTTAATCCGATTCTTATTGAGTCAGTAGAACGAGGCGACCCTAGTTCATGGGCATCAGACTTGTATGTCTATGAGATACCTGATGGGGCGCACTGGGTCATCAGTAATTATGACGGAGTTGAAACTTTATACTGGTCACTATCAGAAATAAATGAGGCTTAAGACATGACACATGAGGTAGAGAACTGGTTTCATAGTGGCGATGCATACGAGGAAGCAAAGATGGTGATGCGAAAGGTTAATGATTTCTTTAAGCCAGACATCCAAGTTATCCTTGATGCCCTCCAAGAAGCATACGAGCAAGGGGTAAAAGATGGGAAGGAGTTGCGATGAAGCCTGAGTACCACGAAATCATGGGCGTAAGAATAATGGGCAAGCGCCATGGCAAAACCATCACCCGTTATTTCTTAAGATACAACCCAAGAATTATGAGCAAGGGTAAGTGCAGGGGTATAGACACCGAAGTATTTTATCCACCGAAAGACTTGTTCACACGCGATGAGGAGCGCATGATTGACAAGATGTGTGCCGAGTGTCCTATTAAACAGGCATGTTTAGAGTGGGGCTTAGCCCATGAAAGGTACGGAGTATGGGGTGGCACCACACCTGCGATGCGTACCCGCCTGCGTAGTCGTGTCGGTTGGGATGTGACAGACCCAAACAATAACCCTGTGTTATGATTGTCTAGCACATAAGCGATAAGTTTATGTGCATAGAAAAACCCAGCGATTCTCTCCTGTCTCGCTGGGTTTCTCTATGTATTAAGACTCAATGTGTCTATGCCAAGTTAAAGCAATGTTGTAGATAAACAAAGCAATTTCAATACCACGAACACGCGGAAACTCTTTAGGTATTTTGTAGTGTTCATGCGTTGGAGTGCTATGCATGTAGTTTATTCCTAAACCAAAATGAATAGGTTTCTTTTCTACAACAAAGGCAAAGTCGCGATTAAAAACCATTCCTTTTTTATACTTAAGCATCTAATCCAAGTTCCTTGGCAAGCATAAACACTTCATCACTTAAGTCATTAAGAGTTCCATCGTTATAGATAACATGATTAAACATGTAATTATCCATTGCATGCTCTGATGGATGTCCATTGACAGCGCTATGGTTGTGGCGATTGATGCGCCAGACAGAACCACCAAGATTCTTGATTGCTTGTGCCTCATTAGGAAAGCGCACATCAGAGATAACAACTTTATCTTCTGACTTAATACCTGACAATGCAATGTTAATCCAGAAGTCATCGCCAAACATCTTGCGCCCAACATCTGTACCTAGTACCTGCAATAGACGGCGTACCTCTGGGTCACGCTTGGTTACATCCCAGCCATAATCCTCAACGCGATTGGCTATGTGTGTGATGCTATCCAACTTAGGATTCAACCTCAGCAAAGCCTCACGCATAGGGTCAGCGAAAGCGATACGGCGATAGCCGTAATTAAGACACAACAATTCTGCCGTGCTGTCCTTGCCTGATTGTGCGTATCCACTCAGTCCAATAATCATGCACTCTCCTCCTTCATGTACTGGTCTATGAGTTCCCATAATTCAACAAAGTTTTTAGTGGTGATTGGTTCATCTATGTTCCATGATTGTTCTTGTAAGTAGTCACCTAAGTCGTCATCTACAAGTAGTGCTGGCTTGTATGGGTGTATGTCAATTATGTTATAGGTTTTCATCCTTCGCTTACCTCATCCCTTGCTTGTGCATTAGTTCGATTACGCCTGCGTTCATACCATGTTGGTTGCTCACCACCAAGTCTGTCTTGCAACTTAGTCAATGCACGCTTAACTCTTTTACGCATTGCTTCCTCAGTTATGTTGTAAGACTCAGCCATTGCACCTAACTCCATGCCACCTTCGTGATAGCGCATCTTAAGTAAGTCTCTGTCTGCCTCTGATAGTTTCTCTAGCCCAGCCATGACATCTGATAGCAACGCCATACGATTGCCACCTTCTGCTGGCTTGCTTGACTTAGAGATAAACTCATTACTTAAGTCAGGAGTATCTGACCATCCCTCATGTGTCCACACATCACGCAATAGTTCATGCAATACCTCGTGTGAATAGTAAAAAGTATCTGACATAGGCGAGCGCGAGTAACGCTGTCTCTCTTTAGCCACATACTTTTGCGCCTCATTAAAGAAAGTCTTACGCAACTTGTACTTAAGACTGTCCTCCTGTTGCCACTGTTCTATCTTGTGCCAATGTTCCAGCGCCCACAAAGATAGGTGTTGGTACATGTCATCAGTAGTTACTAAGCCACGATGGATGCGACCTGAACGAGAGGCTATCTGTTTTGCGACAGAATAAATCACATCCCATACCTCGTCTTGTTTATCCATTGCGACTCCTAATAATTTCAATGGCTTGTTTTCTACCATTAGTAATGCCATCTATGTAAGCAGAAGGCTTGCCACTACCAGTATCTTGCATGCGTTCAGCAGGAATAAAGTAACAAGCCTTTTCAATAGACTCTATTAGTTCTTCATCACTCATCCTTGGGTTCCGCCTTTTCATTTTTTAACTTTCGCATTGCCATAAGTAAATCATCTACTGTTATGAGGTAACCCTTACTCCTATTCGGGGGTATCTCACATGTAATCTCTCGACCAAACTCTTTAATGGCATACAACACATGGCTTGTAGGTACCATGAGTACACCTTGTTCCAATACAAATGCCCAGTAAGCAGCCTCAGTCACCATAATTCCTGATGGCTCCCACGATTTAGACTTCATGTACCAGCACTCAACTTCAATGTAAAGATTGTTAGTAACCCACCACTTGCGGTCACGCTTAACCTCTACAGTCTTGCCTTCGGTAAGGAGTTCTTCTACTAACTTCTCACCCTTTCTGCCGTACCCAAAATCTAAATCAAAACTGGAGTTTTTAGCCATGTCTTAAGACCCAACGCGTTTGCGTAAG